TACCTAGAACAACATTGCCAAAGAAAGAAAAAGTATTTTTTAAGAATCCCAGTGCCAATGTAAAAGCAAAGATTCTTCCTATAACATCTAAGAAACCTTTTACTGCTTCATTTTGTAGAACATCAGCTAAAGTCTTTGCAGCTATGTTTATAGTGTCAAAGAATATTTTAGATGCTTCAGAGTCAGTAAATGCATTTACTATTTTTAATACGTTTGTAAATAGATCAGCTAGGTTTGGCCCAGCCTCTATCAGTTTGCCCATCATCTCGGAAAGCTCAGGGCCAGCTTCGCGTAGCTTTGTGAAGGTCTCACCTAATGCTGGATTTGCACCCATCTGCAGTAGGCCAACAGCCATATCTCCAAGTAGGCCCATTAGGGGCTTAACGTTATTTGCTACATCTATGAAGTATTGACGTAAGCTTCCCTTGCCTGTAGCTGAACCATCAAGAGCCGCGAAGCCAGCTGTAGCACTCTTTAGACCCTCCATAAGGATATCTGCACTGCTACCTGGGCCGGTGTTGGCTTTAATTATTTCACCTATTCCAGTGAAAATGTTTCCAAATATTGCTTCAAACTGAGTAGCTACGCGCTCTATCTCTGCAAAAAAGTCAGTTAAGCCTTTCTTACCTGCTTCAGTGTCTGGGTTAAAGAACTTTTGGAAATCGCCTGCTACCCCATCCAGATAGTCCATAAAGTTTATAACTAGAGGCTGAGCATACTCGAGCATACCTAGGAAGCCATCAAAAACTTTTCCTAAAATAGTTCCAAATTTTTCAATTACTGGCTTAGCGTTTGCAAAAAGTATTTCTATTTTTCGTACGCTATCAGCGCTAACTAAAAAGTCAGTAAAGTTCTGTGCAGCAATTCCTAAGGAGGTTCCTATGCCTTCTAATCCTGTTTTAATTACAGGAAATAGCGGCCCATTCATTATTCTTTCAAGCTGGGTCCTCAGTAAGGGTAAGAATCCTTTAGCAACTGCTTCTTTTAGCTCATCAAGTTTTGGCTTTAAGGTTACTAAATACTTTGCAAACTCTCTCTGACTCTTTGTCAGGCCAGCGTACGGATCTACTGCTCCAGCAGCAGCAATGCCTTCTTTACCTTTTAGTAGCTCTTCGTTTAAGTCTTTGCTACGATCTTTGGCTTGACGGTAATTTAGCTCTGCTTCGTCATAAGCTTGCTTTGCCTCGCGGCGCGCCATGTTATTAGGCGGCAAGTCCTGCACTCTTAGTAAATTATTGCGCGCCTTTTCTAGTTCAAGACCAGCGCGCTTCTCGCTCATAGCAGCGGATTCAGCGTTTCGCTGTAGCTCTCTAAACTGTTTATTTATTTCGGCTAGGGATTTTCCTAGTCCGCCTTGCGCGCTAGTGGCTCGGCCAAATGCCGCGCCAATACCGCCTAGAGCAAAGCTGGCTGCTGACGCACCTATCCTGAGGCTTACAAATGCCCCGACTAGTGAAAATAGCGATCCAGCACCAATTATTGCAGCACTGCCCAAAGATCCTAAGCTGCCAATTAATGCTCCAATAGAGCCGATAAGAACTGAAACGGAAGTTCCGGCAGTAATACCAGTTCTGGAAAGCTTAGCAAAACTTGCAGCTGCCGCATCAGCGTTTGGAGCCATAGTTCCTATGGCATTGGCAAGTTTAGAAAATACATTAGTGTTTGAGTTATTGTTAAATCCTCGAGAAAAAGCGGCTCCTAAGCTTTCTCCGCTTTTTCTAGCAGAGCCGCTTTCGCCCGATAAACCCCTAAACGCTCTTTGAATATCACCCTGGACGCCAGTGGTTATGGCTTTAACGAGTATATGCGCTTCGCCGACTACTGCCACTGTGTCACCTCTTTACCTTATCCGAGTGGTGCGTCTAGAACTGACCCAAATGGGTTAGCTGCTTCTGGGTTGAAATTTGTTGGAGCAACGTACGGTTTTCTAGCGCCCGATGGAGAGCTGTTAAACTCATCTGCGCTGTCAGAGATGTAGGCTCTACCTCCATAAGTTTCACCCGAGCCAGAAGAGCCATACTGGTACTCTTTTCCGTATAGCCTGTACAACTCTTTTCTAAGTGATCCTTGAGCTTTTGCTTCGTCGCCTGTAGTGAACCTCATGTCATCTTCAAAAAGATAGTGGAGCACATCTACCATTTCAGATGATTCCATTTCTTCTAACCTAATTCCACTAAACAGGGACTTACCATTGACGTACGGCCAGAGGTCTATAGCCCAGTTGATGAGTCCTCTGGCTGCGCTTCCGGGCGTCCAGAATACTCCTCAAGTAGCCATCCAACAATCTGTCCCAAAGTCTCCGTGGTAACAATCTTGTCTTTGTGTGTGGTTAGTGCATTAAAACGCTCTAAGCTCTCGTCAGTTAGGACTTGATCAAAAAAGGTTTCAATTGTTCCAGCAGCAACTGTAGGGTCTTCGCTAGATGAGTTTTTAACAAGGGACAACATAACTCTTCCCTGAAGCTGAGGAACACAGAAAAATTCCTCTTCGTGTAGCTTAAAGGAGATAACTTCTGCAGTTTCAGGAGCAGCTCCTACACCAAAATCTTTAAATTTTGCCATTATAAATGTCTTCTTTCTTTTTTTCTTTAGTCATTTGTAAGCAGTAACTTACTACTAGTATTTTACCCTATTGCCGACCGAGCTAGATGCGTCTAAAGTGTCTAAGCTGGTTAGATAGATATGGATTAGGCTTGGTGCCAGGATGCATTACAGGTCCAGGAGTCATGACCATTCTGCCTTTACTGGAGAATCTGAGCATTTTGCCTGCGACTCTAGGAACAATAAGATGCGGTCTAGTGCCTTCGTGGTGCATGTAGGCATAGTTGACCGTAGACCCGATCCAAAGATATTGACCAGTGAAATTGCCCATGTGTCTCTTGTGGATTGAAGATCTAAGCTTTCCTGTCTTTACCCCCACCTGGGCTTTAGCCTTTCCTACCGCAAATTCTCCTGCTACTTCTAAAGCTCTCCATAGGCCCCCGGCCCTAGTGTTTAGTTGTGCATGAAGCAGTGGTTCGTAGATTACTAAGTTTTGTGTAGTAAATGAAAATCTAGTGCTGCCACCACGATTAGGACCTAAGCCTCGGCCGCCACTTCTGCCCACTTTACCAAATTTTTTACCGTAGTAAAAAATCGGACTGTCTGGTATTAAACCGTATGCTGGCATTTTATGGAACCGCTAGAGTCAAATTCATAGTTACTGACTGGAATCCGCCTTCAGGAGGAGTTATTTCTACAGTAGCAATAACTCCCAAACCATATCCGCTCTGGTCCCACATATCAAAAAGCTTTACAGCATCCATAAGTACCCAAGCATCAATTGCAGATACACTGGAAGCTCTTTGTATGCTTTCCTGGCTTGGCGGACGACCATTTTGTCCCACAATCGGTACTGCTCTAGCTATAGATATAGCGACTACAGCACTTCTAGGTACGTGACATCTTTGAGGAGTAGTTGCCTCGTCACCTGGTGCACCTAAATACATCTGAATAAACGAGACTACTACTTGTTCGCAATCTATTGCTGGCTGGCCGATAGACCAGTATCGACGGTTCGGCAGTCCAACGTTGTAAGACTGAAATGCAGACTCAACGCGCTCTAGAATACCGTCCATCATGTCTCGAAGGTGTGTTGCATCCTCCAAAACTCCGGATCCGTCAATTTCATACATAAATTACTCCGCTGCTGGAGATACTTCTTCGACTAGCTCTGGCTCTGCAACTTCTACAGGTGCAGCTTCAACTACAGGTACTTCAACCTTAGGGGCTTCAACTCTAGGAGCCTGTGCTCTAGGAGCTGGAGCTGCCTTCTTGACATTAGCGCCAGGCATATCTGCGGCAGTAAAGTTTGTCATCATCTGTGCCATTATTTTCTCTTTCTATTGGTTTGGATACATCTTGATCTGAAGGTTTCCAGACGCAAGTTCTATTATATTTGGGACATTAGCTATTGTTTTTGTTGCGTATAGAGTCCATGTTCCAGGATCTACCATCCCGAGAGCTCGTAGTGCCTTGTCATACGGAACTGTAAAGTTTAATGTTCCAGCTCCCGAGTTAAGCGTGTAATCTGAGGTCTCTAGGTTTACCGAATTAGCTCCTG